AATGGGGACAATCAATCGTCGACCTAGAAACATACAGAGTTGCTTATAAAAAAGATATTGTTACAGATGTTGTAATACAGCAACTGAACAAACAGAACATTCCTATTTATGGAGTGAAGTTGGAAAATGCATTTCCAACAACAATTGGAGGTATCGCTCTTTCAAATGAATCAGCTGATACACCAAACAAACTGACCGTGACATTTTCATATGACAAATTTGTTGTAGAGGATGGGTTAACAAGTGCTATATCCGGAGCCGGTGCTGCACTTGGATTATAATTTATATTAGGAGAAATATATAATGGCTTTACCAAAACTGAATAGTTCTAGGTATGAAACAATTGTTCCATCCACAGGACAAACTATAGAATACAGACCATACTTGGTTAAGGAAGAAAAGATTTTAATGATAGCATTAGAATCCAGCGATTCACAACAAGTAATGAGAGCTGTAAAAGATGTAATTAGGGCATGTGTACTTGAAGATATTGATATGGAAAAACTAGCTATATTTGATATAGAAAGTTTATTTTTAAATTTAAGAGCTAAATCTGTAGGAGAAATAGTATCACTTAACTCTAAATGCAGTGAATGTGAAACAGTAAACCCTTACAGAATTAACTTAAGTGATATAAAACCACCTGAGGTTAACACTAATAGGATGGTGGAATTAACTGATACAATTAGTGTTAAATTTAATTACCCTAAGGCTGCTGATTTAGAGAAATTTAAAGAAGGCGAATTAGAAACTGTTGATGGTGCTTTTAAATTAATTAAAAGTTGTATTGATGGTATATACGATGATGATAAAGTTTACCCAGCTAAGGATGAAACGGATAAGTCGTTAACAGAATTTTTAGATGGATTAAACAATGTGCAATTTGGTGCACTTACAGCGTTCTTTGAAAATCTACCAGTGTTAAAACATATGATAGAATTTAATTGTATTAAGTGCGATAAGAAGAACGAAATCGAGTTGAGAGGACTGCAGAGTTTTTTTACATAAGCCTCTCTCACGATAGTTTAGTAAACCATTATAAAACTAACTTCGCGATGATGCAACATCACGGATATAGGTTAAGTGAACTTGACGATATGGTACCGTGGGAACGAGAGATATATGTCGCTCTTCTACAGGAACATATTAAGGAAGAAAACGAAAGGTTGCAAAAAGAGCAACAAAAAAGGAACCGATAATGGAAGAAGAAATTAAGAAAAGTGGCCATCATCCCGCTGATGTAAATGGCGATGGATATGTTACACCAAATGAACAGGAAATGTATTTAGAATTTAAGCGTAAAGAGCTTGAAGACCAAGATGCAATGAGAGATGCTCAACGAAAGATGGCATGGTTCTCTTTAGGTGGTATGTTACTATACCCATTTGCAGTTGTATTGGCATCATTAGCAGGATTAGATGAAGCACAAAAGACTCTTGGAAGTATGGCTCCAACATATTTTGTAGCTGTTGCAGGTATTGTTGCAGCGTTCTTTGGTGCACAAGCATTAGGTAAAAAATAGGAATAAAAAATGGCAGAAGATACCGGTAAAACAGTTCCAGGATTATTAACCGAAGTTGTTAAAAAACTAGAAGCAGTTGATAAGACTCAAGACACTACTGATAAATCCATTAAGGATGAATCGGCTAAGCAACAAGCATTGTTACAAGTAGGGTTAAACATGAGTGCTGAACAAGTTTCAGCTGCCGAGGCTTTAACCACTGCTTCTGAAAAGAGTGTACAAATTCAAGATCAAGTTAGAGATGCAGACCTGGCTAAAAAAGGTAAAGATGCAGAAAACGATAGAGAATCTGGAAATATCTTTAGCAGAATGCTTGATTACCTTGAAGGTATATTCGATAACACTATTCCTAAAGCAGAAAACATTAAATTTGATGGAATTGGCCAAGCTGCAGGTGGATTTATTGCTGCTATTGGTGGTGCACTTATTGGATTAGGCGTAGGTATCGCAGCTGGTCTATTAGGTAATGTTAAATTAATTCTTGGTGGTTTTACTAAAGTACTTAAACTTGGATTTACCAAGCTCGGTGCTTCTTTGGCCAAAGCCTTTCCTAAAACAGCCAATCTATTAAAGGGTATTAGAACTTCCATTAGGGCTGCTGCTAAAACATTTAAAAACTTCTTTAAAGATATACCTAAAGCCTTTAAGGCTGGATTTGCTGGTTTAAAAACATTTAGAACTTCAGTAGGTCAATTTGGTAAGTTAGGATTCTTTGGTAAGTTAGGTGCTCTCTTAGGTAAAGGAGTTACAGCACTTAAAGCAGTAGGTAAATTCACTGGTATTACTAAAGGATTTGCAGCTATTTCACAGGCTTTTAAATCATTTAAAGGCGCGGTCGGTGGTATTTCCAAAGGTGCTAAACTACTTGATCCTATAAAGAAATTCCTTAAGCCTATAACAGCAACATTCAAAACATTCTTTACTGCCTTTAAATCATTTGGTAGTGTTATTGGTAAACTATTCTTACCAATACAAATTATAATGGGTATTGTCGATACTGTTAAAGGTGCTATTAAAGGGTTTACAGAACAAGAAGGTGGTCTTGGTAAAAAGATCATGGCTGGTATATTCGGTGGATTCAGTGGACTACTACAAGGATTAATTGGTATGCCTTTAGATTTACTTAAAGATGGTATTGCATGGTTAATGGGTAAGTTTGGATTTGATGATAGTGCTGAAGCTCTTAAAAGCTTTTCCTTTAAAGATATGATCGGTAAACTCTTTGATAAAATTAAAGAAGCAGTATTTGGTATTATAGATTGGTTTGGAACACTATTTAGTAATCCAATGGGTGCACTTAAATCGTTGGTTAGTGGTGTAGGTAATATAATGAAAAAGTTTTATGCTAGCATACTTAGACTTATTCTACCTGACCCTAAGGGAGAAGGTGCATGGTATAATCCAATGAATCTTATTTCAAACGTTATCCCTGATAGTGTATACGAATTTGCTGGCCTTGATCCAGAGACAGGTGATAGGATTCCAGAGCCAACTGATCAAATCGAAGGAGCTGGTCCTCAAGTTATGACAGGTGAACAGATTGGTGAGACATCTACTGAGAACCAAACTATTAAGGAAGAGTACACTAAAGAAATAGTAGTACAACAGGTTAATAATCAATCTAATACAACTACTACTACAACCTCATTCAGTAATACTACAAGTTCTAGAAAGCGTAGAGATCTAAACCTAGCCAATCAGTAAAGCCATCCTTGGCAGTAATTCTATTCCTCTTCTGGTTTGGTTGCATCTGTGCCAGTCTTGTCTGCAACATCTTTAATAAGATTAGATGTTACATCCAATACACCTGCGGTTACACCAAAGACATCTGAACCGACACCTTTAATAACACCACCAGTACCATCGATAGTTGCATCGACAGTTGAACAAGCAGACAAAACTAATGCGAATGCAATTGCAATAAAACGCATAATATTCTCCTGTTTTCTATATTACTGGATAACCAGACACCACGGTAATACCGTCTCATACTTCTATGTTCAGTTCGTGAACAAATTTATTTATACGCATAAAAAAAGGGACCCGAAGGTCCCTAAAAATGTGGTCTGGTTATAACCAAACTTTCTTTTTATGAGTTTGCCAATTTAGCAAAATAGCTGAGTGTATCTTCATCATCAGAAGACGCTTCTGCTGTAGGTGCTTCAGTGGCTGGAGCCTCAGGTACAAACTCATTTGTTGTAACTGATGGTGCTGTTTCCATATAGGATTCAGCAGTTGCTCCGGCAGTAACTCCAAGAACTTTATTCAACTTGGCTTTTAGCTCATCGTATGTTTTATAGTTCTTGACGTCAAGAAAATCACCTAGTGAATGTAACTGTCCGTATACATCCTCTAGCATTCCTTCATCTCCACCGTGTAGTGCAGCTGGTGATGCAAACTCTGACTTATCATAGTTTACCCAACCTTCTACTTTACGAATCTTAATTTTAAAATCCGCACCTTCCCAGAAATCGTATGGATTTACTGGTTGCTCATCTTCAAATTGTGGTTGCATAACATCCATAATCTTATCAAAGATTTTCTTACCAAATTTATAAAGGAATACTTTACCTTCATTCTCTGGGTTAGATGGATCAGACACGACCATAATGTTTGACACATAATGTAAACGTCTTTTTCTATCACGAGCGGTAGCTTTATCTTCATCTCGACCAGTATTCCACAGCTCTGAATTCATTTCAGATACTGGATCTTGCTGACCAACAGAAGTTAAAGAATTTTCGATATACCAGAGACCAGTAGGGCCTTTAAAGCCATGATCCCAATATCGTACCCAAGGTAAGTCCTCTCCCTCTTTCTGAGGTAG